CATATCCATATTGAATGTAGTTTCAATATAAATTACATCATATTTGTTATATCATTTTTGAGTCTTTGAAAAGATTAAACAAGAATAAGGAATCCAATTGTCATCTAGTAACGTCTCAGATGACAGAATTCTCAATCCATGTCTTTGACACATATGTTCTACATCTTGTGGATGAAAAACACGGAAGGTTCTAACTTCATTGTATATCGAGTTCGTATGTGTCAAGTTTGTATCATTGGTACCACTTTTGAACATGAGATAAAATAAGCAATCTGTTTTCAAAACTCGAGATATCTCTTCAACACCAACCTCTAATTCCTGAAAGTTCGATAAATGTTGAATGACACAAGAACATACAATGAAGTCTTTTGATTCATCATCATATGGCAATCTTTGTACAGATCCCAAGAAATACTGAAAGGTCTTTGAGTAGATATCTTTTGATAATGATTTGACAACATCAGTATCTGCATCACAACCATCAAGAGAATCGCATGAAGTAAAGTATTTACCATTTAATCCTTGAGGTCCAGCTCCAATATCTAATCCATCTCCGATACTATTTTGAGCGAACTCTTTGATATAGTCAGAGAACATTGAATATCTTCCTAGAAGAATGGAACAATCTCCTTGATAATTAGAAAGTTTGTCTCCGTAACTCATTTATGAATTCAATGAAATCATAAATTTCTACATCTTCATTTTCAAAAGATGGATGTTCAATATTCTTCTTTGAAGAAATATATTGAGAGACATCACGGAATTGGTTACGTTGAGAAGCGTTTACATGAAGAACCTCCAGCACTTTTGAATGATGCAGGATATAATGCTCGAGAAGATTGTTGTGACACTTGCATCTTTAGTAAGGAAGTGGAACTGAATGGAAGCATTGTTACATGTGCTTATATTGCAATTTGGATATTTCCGAGATGTTGGGGGAGATCGTGACAGAGCAGTAGGAATGGGGTTCTATTCTGAGAATATGTGTTCACAAGAATATGAACATAAGCCATGTAGTTGCATTGTAGAACAAGGTGATATGGGATCATGTAAGACATTTCCTGTAGCACCATACTATGATGCTATGCATGAATTTGATAAGGCTTCAGTTTATGAAGTTGATACGGAATATGTCTGTTCTAAGATTAAGGCTGCTAAGATTAAGGAAGGAATGCCTCAAGAAGAAGCTTCAAGACAATGTTATATCATTGCAGGAGAATGGTATGCTTTAACGAAGAAGCAATTCAACACGAGTAATGGAGATGAAGGTATCAAGAAGAAGGCATCCAATCGTGCTAAGCGTGAGAAGAATGGAGACAAGACTAACATGAAGAAGAATGGTAAGAAGTAAATATACTTATAATAGGTCATCACGACCTATTATATTAACCCCATGTAGAATGTCTTCCACAATAATTTTCATCAGCCTCACATTGTTTACAATATTTTCCTCGATGCTTTGAACATAACCACCAACTATGATATTCACAATGTTGCCTTCTTAACTGTCCCCCATTGCAATCTTCACATATGAATTCATATGTATCTGACTTGTTCCAACATTGATAACAAGTTTTGATACATTCTCTACAACCTACACGTTTGCATTTTGCACACTTATTGGAACAGTTTTCGAGCCATTCAGTAAAATCGATGATATTACCTTCTTGTGTGCATCTGTCGCATAACGAACTAGTACATATAGAACAGTGTTTCTCAAATTTTATTGGAGGAAAATCATGACACGTGACACATTCAAAACCTTCTCCTGAAGAATCTTCGTTTTCTTCCATTTCAAATTCAAAATGGACAAACATAAATATTCATTTGAGCAACTCAAATACGTAAATGTTGTTCAAGACAGACGAAGATAAGTCCCTCTCTCACAGCTTCGTCACATGTCTTATGATCATGCGTGTCTAATCCCAAATCATCATCCATATGATTCATAATGAACTCCCATCTCTCAATGTTAGGTTCAACAACTTCATGTCTTGCGATCTTAGGATATTCATATTTGATATAGTCATCGAATTTTTCATCACGCATGAGAATGATCTTGAAGAGTCTCTCTTCATCATGATACATAGTGTAACAGTAGATCATCTTTGTGCAATATTTTTGCATATACTTGAGCTTTCCAAACTCAACCTTGAGCTGTCTTCCAGAAGCATAGTTTTGAAAGATAGCATTAAGTTCATCCATTTTTTTGAATAATAAATGGATGTTGAAAGAGGAAATCAAATTGTTGATCCTATTTTAGAGGATGGCATACGTGTTCTGAGAGATGTTTTTGACATACCTATTCAAAATTATGGCAGAAATGAAACCGGCGTGACGACGATCCGAGCGCGAGCATCGCCCAACTATTTAATAACAACAACATCATCAATAATAGATGCTATCTTAGAAGAATATCATGTGACGCTAGATGTTCTCAAAAGATTTCTCAAGAGATTGGATGTTCCTGGCAACTTAATTTGCAAATTGGCAAAACATTCAGAAACGGATGAACTCATTTCCAAAAATGGAAGAATATTTTTTAAACATCATCGGGCTTCTCATGTTGAACAGTTAGGAACTCGTGTAGCAGATCTAACTGTCTTTCATTTCGGCTATGTTACAGATAAGGAACGTAAAATACGCGTTACTATTCTCATGGTAGACGGAATATTAATGCAAGATGATCAGAATTTGAGAGAATTGTTACTATTACACAATCAACCAGAACCAAATGAAAATGCAAGCCTTATGCATTTAGATGCATTGCCATATGGAATCATTGTAGATATGGTTCGAAAAGGCTCTGTTGATCCTTTACACTTATGTGGTACGACAAGAAGATTGAGAGAGTACTGTGAGCGTTCTTTTCGGTATGAAAATACACAAAGAGAAGTCAGACAATATATTTATTATGTCGCTCTTCAAAGAGTTGATGTTAATGTTGATCTTATAACATTGAGAACAGGTCTCTCAAACAAAGACATATATATAAGATACATTAAGATTAAAAATATATACGCAGTTTTCATTCGAAAAGTTTCTAAATCTATTAGATCATCAGATCCTAACACAATCTTTTACAGTGATATAACAGGGTTATTGTATTTTGATGTAAGATTGTTTGTTCGTCCAACCTTTAGATTCATCACAGAACCGTTTATGTATTATAAATTCAGTACCGACCCAAGAGCGAAACAACTGGAACCTTATGGTATAATTCTGAAGGAACTTAATCGAATTGCTTTGAAAAATAATTTAACAACATTACCTAGAAATCCTAGATTATATGCGGAAATTTTGGGTATTAGCACAGAAGAATTATACATAGAATGTAACGAAAATATTCTTTTCAAACGTCAAAAGATTACGTACGATTTTTTTATGGAGTATCATAGACATTTAGCTGGGTACTTAAGACGGTATAGTGCTTCAAGGGAGATAGAATTTGAAAGGTTGAAGAATTTTCGAAGCTCATTAGACCTCAATGATGGCGAAATATACATGCTCGTAGATCTTCATATTGCTGTAATCAATGGCACAATTGATGCCATAGATCCTTTTGACATTAACACTGTCATCATGTCTATACCTTAACATCAATCAAGAGCGCACAAAACTTCTTGACTTCCATAACTTGATCCTTAATACAATCACGCATTTCTGGCTGACAAAGATAATAATTGTCATTGTAATGTATGTGTACCAATATCATTGATTTTGAAACAAAATGCTCTGCTATCATCATTTGGAATTCTAACCCAGATTTTCGATCTATCTACTGTCATCATATGTCCTTTGTAGTCACAAGATCTGAACTCATTGTCTCCGATAGTACATCCAACTACAATAGTACGCTTATCGTTTTCAATCGTGTACATGCTTGCAGTATCTTCGCCAATGATAAGAATGATTGATGCCATTTTATTTTGGTGCGATCAAAATAATATTTATCGTTAGATTGTAATGTTGAATTCGTTCTTGAACTCAGCTATCGTAAATACCTTAATCCCCAATCTATGTGCTTCTTGAGTCTTTGTTGTCAAATCTACAGGATTGCCAGTGATCACAGCTCTCGTATCTTCAGACACTGCTTTTTGTACCACACCTTGATGATCTGTAATATAGTCCTCGAGATCATCATCTTCACAAACTGTGAAGACAAAGCCTTGACTGCATACATTTTGATTGAATCCTTGTCTCTCAAGTTCTTCAAAGTAATGCTTGTTGTTCGCAGTGACATCTGGAAACCCTTGAAGGAAGACCTTGAATCGAGCCAACCCTTCCATAAACATCTGGGACCTTTTCGGACCTATGCCATTTAAAGCTTGCAGACGCGATGGAAGAGTTCTGATATCTTCGGTAAGAAAGTTAGGAATATGAGTGCTGATAAGACGTAAGAAGACCTTACCCATGCCTTTCGGAAAGCAACATGATGCTTGCATTAGTCTATAGAGCTTAGTGTTCGGAATCTTTGTGCGCACATCCTCTCGAAATCCCTTAGAAAGCTTGGGACCAATTCCTTTCGCACGTTGAAGCTCTGCTTCGGAAGCTTTGATGAGCTTCGAAAGTGTGTTCAAATTAACAGCATGCAATGCTTCCAATCTCTTCTCACCAATATTCTTAATCTTGATGGTCTTGAGAAAGTGCAACTGACGTTTCAAGTGAACAGTAGGATTACCTTCAATGTCATCGAGCATAATGTCTGCTCCAGACCAATGCCAAGCTGGAATAGCAGGAGGCATAATAGGATCATCTCCCGTCTCTATCACTTCTACAACTTGCGGAATTACACCACCACTCAAAGTGACCTTGATCGTAGTTCCAATGCATATCTTCCATTCTTGAATACTCTTCCGAGCATTGTGACCTGTGGCTCTGTGAATCTTTCGTCCTTCAATGTATCGAGTTTCATATTCAATCGTCGGAAAGACACGTCCCGTTCGAGTTATAGACCAATCGATGCCAGTCACATTCGTAATGCGCATCTGAAGATCCAGATTCATCTTGAATGCTACAGAGTTGGATGGATTCTCTAATGTCTGTGGAATGCATCTTTCCATATCATATGTCAAGACGATACCATCGATT